ACCTGCTGTGTATATCGCACACGGTCGGGCGTTGTCGGCGGTCAATAAATGGTTGGAGGTTCGGAATGTTAGAAATCAGACCGATCACATTGCGTGACGCGAACCGATACGTTGCGGAAAACCACAGGCACAACCTTCCGACAAACGGTCATAAATTCAGCATTGCGTGTTATGACGGTGATCGTTTGTGCGGGGTCGCAATTGCGGGTCAGCCCGTTGCCCGGAAACTTGATGACGGATTGACAATTGAAATCCGAAGGGTCTGCACGGACGGAACGCGGAACGCCTGTTCTATTCTGTATGGTGCTTGTTCACGTTGCGCCCGTGAAATGGGTTACAAACGGGTCATTACATACACATTGAAAAGCGAACCCGGAACTTCCCTGAAAGCGTCAGGATTCATCAATGCAGGTGATGCAGGGGGGGTGTCATGGGATCAACCGTCAAGACACCGGGAAGTCGCGCAGGTCACGCTTTTCGGGGAAGAAAGAAAATACCCGAATGAACTGAAAATCCGATGGGAAAAGAGGTATTGACGGAATGTCATTACGATACGGCAGACCGCAGGTTAACCCTGACCGCAGGATTTGCATGAATTGTCAGCACTTCTGCGTTGACATAGACCCGAAAAGCGGTTGGGGCATTTGCAATATTGGGCTTCACGGGAAGCTGTTCAGGAATCACACAAAGCATGGTTCATACATGGCACGGCACACAAACTCGCGGTATTACACACAGACGGCCTGCAAGGTGCGTTTCAAGGGGGTCAACGAATGATCGTCCATATTGACAAATTGATCCGTCATTTGCGGTCACAGATCGACACAGCGGAACAGATGCGGTCTGAATTTGTTTACCTGACGAAGCGGGAAGCTGAAGGCTGTCTTGAACTTGCTGAAGCGCAGGACGTTATTCAGGAAATGGTCAGGGATACACCCGGGGTTGTCATGTGCCGGGATTGCAGGTATTGCCGTTTTCATAGTGACCGGGTTGAAAATGAGTATGTCTGCATAAAAAGCATGGATAAATGGGGACGAATCCCGGAAAACGATTTGAAAGGTCATCGCGCAAATTGGTATTGCGCGGACGGGAAAAGGAAGGGCTGACAAATGGACAAAACAGCGGAACGAAACCGCAGGCGGCGGGAACGGGTTCTTGAACAGTACAAGATCGGATATTGTATGCCGTACTGTATCGCATTTGTAAACGGATCGGAAGACATGGACAAACTGCTGACAAGGTGCATTGATTTCAAGATGGGCGTTGCGATGGCAGACAGCAAATACCCGAAATGGAATGAAAAATTCAATGACGTTTATCATGAGTGCATGAGGATCGTCACGGGGGAAGGGGTTCAAAAAGAATGAATCAGCAATATTTCACCTTTTTCGGGTTGGTCGGTGCGTTAGTCATTGCGCTGTGTATTTCGGTTTTCGTTATTGTCAACAGGATTCATTATGAAGTCTATGAACTGAAAAAGGAATTTCGCAGGTTCAGGGACGGTGAACAGTATGAACGAAAATGAAAACGTTCCGTTTGATTCAATTCCACAGCTTCACACGGGATCATTCCTGACGAAGGAACAGGCGGAACAATTCAAGGAAACGTTCAAAAACCTGACGGTTGTTGTCAGGTGCAAGGATTGCAACAATCGTGGGACAAGTGATTGTCCTATAGAAGAATTATGCAATGGATGGATTCCGTCAGACGATTGGTTCTGCGCTGACGGGGAAAGGATGGAAGACGATGCTTGACAGGGAGAAGGTTATCAATCAGATTGAGGTTGATATTCAGAGAGCAGAACGGACGGGTGAAATGCTTGTTCATGTCGGACGGAAAGTGGCAAAGGATACCGTCGCTCTGCTGAAAGAGCAGGAACACGAAGTGTGTGAAAACTGCCCATACAAACTTGAAGACATTGGTGATTTTTCTGATGGATATCATACCTTCAACGATTTGTATACGCAAAGGGCTGTTCTATTCGCAACGATAGTGAATCAGAATCTGGACAAGGCATGGAAATCACGCAAGCATGAAGATGGCGAACTATGCTTTGGTGGTGGGTGGTTTATTGTTGGCGTTGACACGCCAGTTGGTAGTTACACTTACCATTATGAGGATAAATATTGGGACATATATAAATGCGTTGAATTGCCTGTTGCAAAGCATTGGGACGGTCATACAGATAAGGATGTCTGGCGGTTATTGCTTCTGACTTAAAGACAATTTAACACACAAAATGTGTTGAAACTGCGTTGGATTGCGTTGGAGGTGACGCAATGAGCGAATACAGACGTTTGAAAGACCTGACCCGGAAGGAACGCCGGGAACTGAATCGGATCGTCAGGAAACAGCGGAAAGAAAGGAAGGGCTACAATGAAGGCGTTCGACCTGTATCCCCACAAGTGCCGCCAATGCGGGAAACGCTTTGAAGGTTCTATTGAATGGGCGTACAAGGAAAGCAAGGGCAAAAAGAAAGGGTTCATTTATTTCTGTTCATGGCGTTGCCTGCGGGAGTTTGACAGGGGAAGAAAAAAAGCGGGATGAATGAAAGTGTATAGTTTTGTAAAAAAAATTTTTGGTAAACTGGTATTGTCCCCCAAAGGGGGACAAACCGAAACCCACGTTGGGGACATATACCCATTTTTAATGGGGGGGCATACAATGCTTGAACAGCGGTGTTGGAAATGCGGGAATCCGATCCCACAGGACGAACTTGACGGGCAGACGCGGCGGTATTGCGAATCATGTTATTCAGAGTATTCGGAAGAATACAAACCGATTATCACGCAGTATTCAATCCTGAAGAACCGGGTCATGTTTGAACGGGCAATGCGCCTTATGGAAAAGGCCGAAGCTGATATGACAAAATACAAAAAGTTCGCAAACGCGGTCATGAAACATTCCCGTGATAATCCTGAACAGTATTTGAGTTCAGATGAAATGATCGCGGCTATTGTCCTTCTTGAATCCGGGCATGATGTACGGATGAACTTCAAGGTTGATCATTACAGGGTTGATATTTTGATCCCTGATATGAAGATCGCTCTTGAAATTGACGGTGACAGGCACAAATACAAGAAGGCCGAAGACGGGAAACGGGACGTTGAAATCAGGAACTTCCTTGGTAAGGTTTGGGAAGTTGTCCGAATACCGACAAAGTATATCGAAACGAACCCGGAAAAGTTGCCTGACGCGATCAAGTCGATTTATGACCTGAAAAAGGAAACCCGGGCGAAGTATGGATTCCTTCCCGAATCGTATTCAAAGCGTGAAAAGATGTATTACGAAAACAACACGCTGACGGTTAACAAAAGGTCAAGGGCAATCTGATGGAATACACGGGCAACCGTGATTTCATATAGCGGTTTCTTCATGGTGTATCACTCTCCTATGCGGCAGGGATTCATTCAGAACCCCTGCTGTTTGCAATTAAACGGGGCAACCCGTTTTTTTGTTTGGGGTGCGCCGGGGGCTGACCTCCCCTCCGGGTCATGCGGGACGGTAAAAAAGCACGGCGGGGGCTACCGAACGGAGGTCATGCGAGGTCAATAAAAAGGGGTTGGTTGCTATTGGAACAGATGGACGCGGAAAGCCGAAAGGCCGCGCTGTTTGGCATAAGATCAGGGCGGAATACATAAACGGCACTTCACAGGCGAAACTTGCGAAAAAGTACCATGTTTCAAGGACGTCTATTGCGAACCATTGCAGAAAAGAAGGATGGTCGGACGCCCGGGAAAGCGCAAAGGCAGAAGTTGAACAGAAAATTATCACAAAAACCGCTGAAGTTGCCGCAGACAACGCGACCCTTGCCGCAGGGATAAAACGGAAACTGCTTGAACGCCTGAACAGAATCGTTGAATCCTTCCCTGAAGAAGAAGCAACGGAGGTTCAGAAGTTCGGAAGGACGGAACGGAAGGTCTACAAACTGAAAGACCTGACAGCCATGTATAAGGATTTGACGGCGGACATGGTTCAGCCTGAAGAACGGCAGAATCCACTTCTTGAATCCCTGCTTGCTCTTGAACGGAGGTCAGACCGTGATTGAATGGGGACAGAAACAGGCCGACCTGATAATGCTCCCGTTTGACCGCACCCTTGATTGGTTGGAAGGAACGCCGCGTTCCGGGAAAACAACCGCCGGGATCATGCGTTATGCAAGACACCTTCTGAAATCCCGGGATAACCTGCACCTTGTTGTCGGGTATTCCGCAGAACAGGCGTTCAGGTTGATCATGGACGGTGACGGGTTCGGCCTGATGCACATTTTCAAAGGATGCTGTCGGACGTCACACGATGATTCAGGCGCACACCTTGTCATTTCCCTTCCTGACGGTGACAAAAAGGTTTATTGGAAGGGCGGCGGGAAAGCAGACAGCCACAAAGCAATCACGGGTATGTCAATCGGGTCGGTGTACTTTTGCGAAATCAACCTTCTTCATGAATCCATGATTCAGGAATGTTTCCGCAGGACATACGCCGCAAAAGACCGTTGGCACATTGCAGACTTGAACCCGCCTGCGCCTGCTGACCCGTGCATCAAGAACGTCCTGAATGTTCAGGATTCGCGTTTCCTGCATTGGACTTGCAAGGACAACCCGATTCTGACGCCGCAACGGTTGGCAGAAATTGAAACGGCCTGCAAGAAATCCCCTTTCCTGTACAAGCGGGATTGGTTGGGGCAACGGGTCATCCCTGAAGGCGTCATCTATTGGATGTTTGACAAGGACAGACACATCGTTGACCGCCTGCCGGATGATTTCACGATGGTCGAAGCGTTTGTTGCAGGTGACGGCGGAACAACGGACGCAACGTCAATCGGGTTTTTCATTGCCGGGTTCATGGGTGATCCATACGGGGCGAAAGAATACCGCCTTTATATGGTCGGGAATTGGCATTATGACGGCGGACAAATGGCAATGTCAGATCAGGCGAAACATATTTGCGGGGAATACCTGCCTTATATGCGGCAGAAATACAGGATACGCGAAAATGAAATCTATATTGACCCGGCCTGCAAAGCGTTGCGCCTTGAAATTGAAAAATTCGGCCTGATGACGTCCGGGGCGGACAATAACGGGCATGACGTCCGGGGAACGTCCAAAGGGCTGAAGGTCGGGATTGAAATGCTTCAATCTGCAATTCAGGACGGGCGGTTTTTTTTGGTTGAGGATTCACGATACGGAACAGAACCGTTCGTCAAGGAAGCGGGATTGTACTGCGTAAACGAACGCGGCGAACCTATTGACGCATATAACCACGTCATGGACGCGACCCGATACGGGTATAACCATTTTGCGAAAACCTACGGATTGTGGAGTTAAAACATGACAATCAAAGAAAGAATCAGAAACGGGGTGAACCGGGTGGCGGAAAACGTCAACCTTTTCAAGAAGGATGTGTTTGAACTGAATGGCGTTCCTGCCTTCAGGGAATATTACACCCTTTTCATTTTCGTATGGCAGGCCATCTACAAAGGCTTTTACAGGGCATGGCATGAAATTGACGTTCACACGATCAAAGACCCCAAAGGAAAGAAACGACACCTTGCCACAATGAACGCCGGGAAAATGGCCTGTTCACAAATGGCACGGTATGTTTGGAACGAACAATGCGCGATTCATGCAAGCATGATGAACGCCCCGGAAGACGATCCCCTTGACGGATTCCTTCAGCACGTCCTGAAAGACAATCGGTTTTTCACGGCGTTCGGTGACCTGCTTGAAAAATCGTTTGCCCTTGGCGGCGGTGCGCTGAAGGAATGGGTTGAAATCCCGAAGGACGAAAACGGGAATGACATTGGTGAAGGGAAAATCCGAATCGGGTACACGATGGCGTCACAGTTCGTTCCGACCGCCTGGGACAACAGCCGCGTCAACGCCGGGATATTCATCAGCCGGGAAGCCCGTGACGGGTATTATTACACCGTTGTTGAATGGCACAGGCTTGACGGGACAACGTACCGCGTGACGAATGACCTTTACAGGATGCCGATCAAGGAAGCCGAAGAACCGCAGAATATCCTTGGTTGGTGGTATCCCCTGAATGAAATGTATCCCCTACTTTCCCCGGACACAACGATTGAAGACGTTCAGAACGCTTTCTTTCAGTACATCAGGCCGTTTGGCGCGAACTATGCGGATGACAATTCCCCGTTGGGTATGAGCATATACGCACCCGCAATGAACACCCTGCACGGAATTGACATTATGTTCGATTCCCTTCAGCGTGAATTTGTCCTTGGCAAGAAACGGATCATTGCACCCGCCCGGGCTATGAAGCAGGTCGGCGGAATCGGCGGACGCCTGCAACGGTATTTTGACGCCGATGACGAAGTATGGGAAGCCCTTGCGACCGACAACCCGGAAGACCTGAAAATCGTTGACAACTCTGTCGGGTTAAGAGTGAATGAGCATATTCAGGGCATAAACGGGGATTTGGCAATCCTTTGTTCACAGATCGGGTTTGACCCGGGAACGCTTTCCTTTGACGCTTCAAAGGGGCTGAAAACCGCGACAGAGGTCATCAGCGAAAACAGCAAAACCTTCGGAACGGTCAAAGCACATGAAAACATTATCCGGGATTCCCTGCGGCAGATGGTTGACGCCATTTTTGAACTTGCCGTTCATTACGGGCTGACATGGGAAGGCAAGACGATTGAAAGCCTGATTGCCGGGGGCTATGAAGTCGCGGTCACTTTTGATGATTCGATCATCGAAGACAAGAACGCCGAAATCAATCAGGGAATCGCGCTGACGGGCGCAGGTCTGATGAGCAAGAAACGCTTCCTGACGGACGTCCTTGGCATGACCGAAGAAAACGCCGAAAAGGAATTGGCGCAGATCGGTGAGGAACGGAAGGTCAACGCCGTGACCGTTGACAGGCTATTCGGCGGGATGGAGTGATTGAATGAACCGCAGGGCATTGGACGGGCTGTCATGGCGTATGTCAGAGGTTTACGCGGCCTGTGTAGATCAGTTATTGATCAACCTTGCGCGGCATTTCAAATTCATCAAAGACGGCGCACCGATTCCCGGGTCATGGGATTACACCGTCAGGAAATTGGCGGAAATGGACGCCGTCACCCGGGAAAGTGAACAGATCATCCTTTCAATGTTGGGTGACGCTGACGAAAGCCTGCGGGGGTTGCTTGAAGAAGCAATCAGGAACGGCCTGAAAGACGCTGAACCCGCATTGAAGAAGGCGGCGGAAAAGGGGCTGACGTCCGGGGTTGACGTCCCGAACATTGCGCCCCGGCAAATGCAGGCGTTTCAGTATTATTATGAACAATCTGCCGACAAACTGAACCTTGTGAATACGGTCATGTTGGAAAGCACGGAACAGGCATACGCCGCGACCGTTGCAGACATTTCCGCAAAGATCAGCAACACGCAGGGAATCCTGAACACGGCAACCGGGCAAATCATCACGGGAACAGCTTCCTTCAACAAGGTTCAGCGGGACGCCGTCAGGCGCATGGTTGACAACGGGATCACGGGTTATATTGACCACGGAAATCATCATTGGTCACCTGAAGCCTATGTTGCTATGGATATGCGGACAACGATGACGAACACAGCCCGGGAAGCCGTTTGGGAACAATCTGATTCCGTGGGTTGTGACCTGTATCAGGTTTCATGGCACGATGGCGCAAGGCCGCTTTGCTTCCCTTGGCAAGGGAAGGTTATCAGCCGCAACGGATGGACGGGAACGGTTGAGGATGACGAAGGAAACAAGGTTCAGGTTCATTCTGAATCTGAAATCGAATCATTCCGTTATGGTGGCGGATTGTTCGGCGTGAACTGCGGACATTATCCGATTCCGTTTTTTCCGGGTTTCAGCAGGATTCGACCGCCACAGCAGAACGAAGAAGAAAACGCCAAAGAATACGCCGAAAGCCAACAGCAAAGGGCTTTGGAACGGAAAGTTCGGGAAGAAAAGCGCGAACTTGAAGTCATGAAGGCGCAAGGCGCGACCAAAGAAGAAATTGACGCACAGAAAATCCGGGTCAGAAATGCCAACACGGAACTGACGAACTTCTGTGATCAGACAGGCCGCGCACGTCAACCCGGCAGGACGTCCGCGCCGATCAACGCAACCTTCCCTGACGGGTATCAGCAAACGCGATATGGTGCAAAGAACGCCCCGCAGACGCCGACACCCGCCCCGGCAACACCCGCACCGCAGAACGTTCCGCTTTCCATGCAACAGGTTGATTTCACGCCTGCAAAGACGATTGAAGAAGCTGAAGCCTATGCAATGGAACATTTCGGGAACAAGTATTCATCAATGTCCTACAAGGGAATTGACCTTGAATTTGCAAACACCTGCAACCGTGTATTGACGGAAGTATACGAAAAGGTTGATATTCCGCAATATACAAAATGGGACACCATGAAAGGCGTTCAGCCGATGAATATGCGAACGAGTATGTTCAGGGGAAGCACGGCGGAAGCCGCATACCATTGGGGCGGTGACGGAACGTTGTTCATCAATCCAACATATTACAAATCAGGCAAAGCATTTGCCGCGCACAAAGCGCAGATTGACGAACTGACAAAGACCGTTCTTGAAGGCGGTCAGGGGTTGCTTGATTCCGGGAAGTACGAAAGACAAAGAACCTACATTGAAACCCTTCTGCGGACGGGGCGTCAATGCGTTTCACAAAGTCACGATTTCTTTGAAGCGTCCATTGTTCACGAAAGCGGTCATTTGCTTGAAGATAAAGTGTTTCGGAAAATTGCAGATGAATTTTTCGGGAAGGATTGTTCGCTTTCAATGTCAGAAAGCCGCCTGAAGTATGGAATCAATATTTCAGGGTATGCTGTGGCAGACAATCACGAATATATTGCGGAGTCATTCGCGGCGTGGTGGTACGGAGAAACAAGCATCCTTGACCCGAATATCATCAGAATGTTTGAAAAGGTGCTGAAATAATGGACGAAACAATTATTTTTGATCCGCTTGGCGAACTGCTGAAGGTCGCAAAACAAATAGAGGAACAGCGGAAGGAAAACGAAAGGGGGTCAGACAATGGGTTGCAATCATGAAAAGTTCAAGGCGGTGGGTGATCGGCTGTTCTGCCTTGATTGCGGCGTTGAATTGCCGCTTGAAATGCTGACAGGCGGTCAGAAACCGGGCAAGAACCCGCCTGCGGATGTTCAGACGGATAAACCCGCACCGAAAGCAACAACGCGGAAAAAGGCCGCAAAAAAGGCCGAATAACAATCATGATGAACGAACCGCCATCAGGCGGTTTTTTCATACCATTCCGTCCGGCGGGACGTTAAACACGCAGAACGGTCAACCTTCCAAAGACCGTAAAAGGAGGAAGTAAAATGGCAGGTATTTTCACAAGGCCGGAACTTGCAAAGATCATCAATGACGAATCGCTTGACGCTGATGAACGGATCAACCGAATCATGTCCCTGCGTGGGCGTGACCTTGATGACGGATACGTCAGCAAAAGCGCGGCAAAGGCGGCGCAGGATTCGGCAATCGAACAGGCGAAAGGCGAATGGGAAAAGAACATCCCGAAACCCAACATCAAGGAATCTGACGAATACAAAGCCCTTGAAGGCGAATATGCGGGTTATAAGGCCATGCAGGAAGCCCGGGGATCGGACGATTTCAAGGACGTCAAGGGAAAGTTCTTTGACACGGTTTACGGCATGATTGACCGCAAGGAAAACGCCAAACCTGTTTCGGAACAGCTTGCGGAAATCCGAAAGGATTACGAAGAATATTTCAACCCGCAGGCAAACGGCAACGGGGAACAGCCGAAAAACACACCCCAATTCTCAAAACAACCCGGTCACACCGGGACGAACCCGGAAAGCGAAGAAGACAAGTTGTTCAATCAGCTTTCCGCGAATTGGTAAAAGAAAGGAAGTTGAAAAATGGCTAATTCCATCAATTACGCGGCGGTTTTTAACCGCATCCTTGATGAAAAGTTCTACATTCTTCCCCGCACTATGTGGATGGAAGACAGCAACCCCGGCATTGTTTGGGAAGGCGGCAAGGAAGTCAAAATCCCGATGCTGTCCACAGACGGCCTTGGCACGATGAACGGATACCGCGCCCCGGCGGGTGACCTGACCCTTGCGTGGGAAACCAAAACCCTTCAGTGGTATCGTGGACGGAATCTGACCATCGGTCGGTATGATGTTGACGAAACCAACATGGCCTTGACCGTTGGAAACGCCCTGAAGGTGTTCCTGAATGAAAAGGTCATCCCGGAAGTCGATTCCCTGCGTATTGCCGCCGCCGCACAGGGCGCGATTGCATACGGCAAAGTTGTGGCGCAGGCGTCCGCCGATATTACCACCTCCAACATTCTTGACCTGCTGATGGCGGATATTGGCAAGGTTCAGGACAAGATCGGTGAGGGCGAACAGCTTTATATTCAGATCAGCACTTCCCTGAAGAACCTGCTTGAACGTTCGACCGGGATCACCAAATACCTGAACGTTCGTGATTTCACCGTCCGTTCCGTGAACCTGAAGGTTGAAGCCCTGAATGATCAGTATATCATTGGCACACCTTCCGCCTATATGCACAGCGTTTTCGGCCTGAATGACGGCACAACCGCAGGTCAGACCGTTGGCGGCGTGACCTTTGCGAACCTTGGCGCAAATATCAACTGGCTGATTGCCGCACGGCCTGCCGTTGATGCTATTGCCCGTCCGCAGATTTCCAAAGTCATTGATCCCGATACCAATCAGGACGGCGAATATTGGAAGATCATGTTCAGCCTGTATCACGGCCTGTGGACGATGGAAAACAAGGGTGACGGCCTGCTTGTCAACCTTGACACCGCGTCCGCCGATGACCTGACCATCACTTCCGTTGCGGGAACTGCGGCTGTCGGTGATTCTGTTATCACCGTGACGGGCGTGAAGCCTGACGGGTTCAAGTATGTTTGGAAGGCCGCAAGCGGAACTGCGCCGTCCGTTTCTATCGGTACTGCGCTGACTTCTACTGACGGTTGGGCTGACCTGCCTGCCAACGGCCTGATTTCCTCCACGAACGGTTATAAGATCACCGTTGCGCTTGTCGCGGCGAATGGTCAGCCCGTGGCGTATGGCACGGGAACTGTTGTGGCAAAAACCTGATGAGGTGACAGCATGAGCGCAATTGTAGATTTTCAGTATTATTCGGAAACCTACAAGGGGAACGAAGCGGACGAAACTTCGTTCCCCGCGCTTTATGCTCACGCTTCCCGGATAGTCAGCGTCATGACCCGTTGGCAGGTGACCGAAGAAACGTTCCCTGACTTCCCTTCCATCGTCAAAACGCAGATTCAGCTTGCAATCTGTTCACAGATTGATTTCCTTTCAATCAACGGATTGGATGACATGAACAGCGGCGCAGGCGGCGGCGGGTTCACGGTCGGAAAGGTCACCGTTCACGGAAACGGCAGTTCTTCCGGGAAAAGCGGGGCAATGAGCGCATATATATCCCCGGCGGCAACCATGTATTTGGAGCAGACCGGGCTGATGTATCCGGGGGTAGGTGTTCTGCAATGCTGAAACCGATCCCCGCGAAAATCCTGAAGTCAACCGCCCTTGTGAAGGTCTGCACAGGCGTTGACAGGTATCAGAATCAAACCTATTCGGAATATACGGTCAAACACGTTCACGTTCAGCCGACCAATGAAATCAGGAAAACCCCGAACAACACGGATTGCACCCTGCGGGGAATCCTGTTTGCAGACGTTCGCCACAGCACCGCCTTTGATTGGTGGGCGCAGTTCAACACGGCGCATGAAAACGCCGGGGACGTCCGGGTCATTGTCAACGGGGTCGAATACACGGTTGAAAGTGTGGACGCCCTGAAGGATGACACCGACCGCCTACACCATTGGGAAATCGGCCTTGTTTAGAAGGTGAAACCGTGAAAATTCAGATCAACAAAGCACAGGTTCAGGCGCGGGTCATGGGCGCATGGGGTAGAACCCTTTTTGCCCTGACAACGGAAATCCTTGCTGATTGCAACGAATACGTCAAGCGTTCTCCCAATCACACAATGCGTGATTCTTCCCTGATTCATTCAAAGCCTTCCGAAGGCTTGATTGTTTGGGAAACGCCTTACGCACGGCGTCAGTATTGGGAGATTCAGACCGCGCTGACACCCGGCACAACGTGGCGTTGGATTGAAACGGCAAAACGTCATCACATGACGCGGTGGCAACGGTTAGCACAAAGGGGGGTCAATGACAATCTATGAGCATAATCAACGAAGCGGTTGAATCCGTCATGGACTTGATTGACGCCCTTGACCTGTTCGCACCGATCACCCGGGGCGCACTTGGCACGAAACGCGGCCTTTGCTGTGAACTCGCGCCCACATCCCCGGAAGAAGTGTACTGTGACAAGAATCAGTATATTCCAATCGACTTGACCATCAACGGCAAGCACGAAGACCTTGAAACCCTGTCGGATGCAATGAACGCAATACATGAAAACCTGACGTTCCTGAAGGAATACCCTGCGGGAACGGATTTTCATGTTGTAGACATTGCGACAATCACCGAACCGCAGGTCATCGGGCGTGACGAATACGGCCTTTGGCTGATGGCGTCCAATCTGTCGGTTCGGATCATTACAGAAAAGGAGTGAAATAAATGGCTTTCAATCCCGTTTGGGCAAACAGCATTGAGATCGGCACAACGAACAGCAACGGAACGTGGACTTATTCCCCGTTGTGTGCCGGGATCGAAAACATCACGTTCGCGTCCAATGAACAGAATCAGCAATTCTTTTTCCTCTGCGGCGAGGGGTTCGCGCACAATGAAGTGACGGGCGGTGCGCCTGAACTTCAGGTCAGCGGACGCCGGGTTGCCGGGGACGCGGCGCAGGACTACATTGCGTCCAAACAGTTCGCGCTTGGTACTGACCGCAATTCGTCCATCAAGATCACGGCGGAAGGCAAGGTCATTACCTGTGATTGTTCCATCGGTGACGTTGTCAGTTTCGGCGGCGCGACCCTTGATGTGAACACTTTTTCCTGCACGATTCGGTTCAATGGTGAACCCACCGTCACAAGCGCATAATTCACCCGGGGCGGGATTCCTTCCCGCCCCTTTTCTTTTTAGGAGGTCAATAATATGTTCAGGAAAAACACCCTGACCCTTAACAGGGTTTACGATACGGTCAAGATCACGGAAGGCGGCGAAACGCTGACCCTGCACGTCAATTCTGACCCTTCCCGAATCGTTGTCGGGTTGTCACAGGCACAGAAACGCCTTGTCACGATCACAGCGGAAACGCCTGACGAAGAACGTGAAGAAATCGCGCTGTTTTTTGCTTCCGTTTTGTTTGGTGACGAACAGGCGCGGAAACTGCTTGATTTCTACTATGGGGATTCGTCCTGCGTTGTTTCCGTATGCGCCCAATATTTTGCAAAGCGGTTGAAAAAACTCATCACAAAGGCACAGAAGAAGAACGCAAAATGAATCTTTTTGAAAGGTTGCCTGATTCCGTTACGGTTGGGAAAAAGCGGGTGCGCCTTGATTTGGATTTTCGGAATGTTCTTCGTATGCTTGAAACGCTGAAAAGAGATGATTTGACGTTTGAAGCGCGTGAATGGATTGCAACACGTTGCGTTTGTCGGAAACCTGTTCCCGGCACTTTGGACGCCGTCAAACAGCTATTGTTTTCCGATACGCCGAAAACCACGGGGAAACGGGTCACGTCTTTTGAACAGGACGCGGGTTTGATCAGGGCGGCGTTCCGTCAGGTTTACGGAATAAACCTTTGGAAGGAAAAACTTCATTGGTTTGAGTTTACGGAACTATTGCAGGGAATACCTGAAGGCAACCGATACGCGGAAACAATGGGAATCAGGGCGCGGGAAATGCCTTCCCCGACAAAATGGAACGCAAAAGAACGTGAATGGCTTGCCCGTGCAAAAGCAAGCGTTGCCTTGAAACGAACGGACGAAGAAATTGAGGAAGACTATCAGCAAAGCGTCAAGAACGTATTTGACGCCCTGCTTCCTCGCGCTAAAAAGGAAGTGAAACCATGCCTGACGGAAGAGTCGAATTTGAAATCACAGCAGACGGAAAAAAAGCGTTTGCAAGTATAGATCAGATCACGGACGCCCTTAAAAAAGCAGGCGTTGATTGGGAAAAATCCGCAAAGGCAAGCACGAACAGCATCGGTGACAGTTTTTCGGGGATGCTGAAAAAGATTACCGCAGGGATTTCCGCCGCCGCAATCGGGAAGGCGTTGCTGAACATCGGAAAGGACGCAATTCAGGCCGCTTCAGACCTTGAAGAAGTGCAGAACGTGGTTGACGTCACCTTCGGGGAAGCAGGCGCGGCAAAAATCGAATCATGGGCGCAAAAGGCGGGTCAGCAATTCGGCCTTACTGAAACGCAGGCAAAAAAATTCACATCAACCCTTGGCGCGATGATGAAATCCGCCGGGATGAGCGGAGAACAGGTCACGGAAATGTCAACAGACCTGGCGGGACTTGCCGCTGACATGGCGTCATTTTACAACCTTGATTTTGACACCGCGTTTCAGAAAATCCGTTCAGGCATTTCAGGCGAAACCGAACCCCTGAAACAACTCGGTATCAATATGTCCGTGGCAAACCTTGAAGCGTTTGCGCTTTCAAAGGGTATCACAAAAGCGTTCAACGATATGTCACAGGGCGAACAAACCATTTTGCGTTATCAGTACCTTATGCAGGCAACCGCAGACGCGCAGGGGGACTTTGCGCGCACAAGTGACGGTCTTGCAAACGGAACGCGGATGCTTGAAACGAACCTTGAAACATTAAAAACAAAACTTGGTGATGTCCTTTTGCCTGTGATCAATGACGTTGTTGCAGGGATCAACGGCATGATGGAATCCTTGACGCAACAACATGACAAAACCGTTTTGGATGAGTTCGCAGAAATTGACCTGCAAACGGAAGCAAAGATTGCCAATATTAAAGCAACCGCAGAAAAAGCGCGGACGCTTACGGGCGTTCTTGGTGAAATCGGAACACAGATCAGCACAAACAAGACGGATGCAGGGAAAATGCTTGACAATGTCCCGGACGGGAAATCGGGGAAGCTGAAAGACCTTGCAAACAATCTTGAAGGAATAGGCAATCAAGCGGGAGAAAATCAAACAGCCATTGGCGCGATGGCGGACAATGCCCCGGACGGGAAAGAAGAAAAGATTACCAATTTCAAAGCGGTAATGAAGGGCATTGACGAACAGGGCAAAACAAACAAAGAAACCATTGCTGACATGGGGAACGCAGTTCCCAAAACGCAAAACGTCTACGTTCTTGATGACGCGATCAAGCAACTTGAAACAACTGCCACAAAAGCAAAAACGTCCGTTGACACGATGGGTGACGGCGAACCCAAAACGCAGACTATCAAAGCGGTTGACGGAGAAATTGCAAAGGTAAAAGCATCCGCAGACAACGCCAAAGAAGCAATTGGCGGAATGACGGACAATCCGCCGAAAACAGGAAACCTTGAAACGATCAAGACGGAACTTTCTGACGTTGAATCTTCCGCAAATCAGGCGCAAGCGGCGGTTGACGGCATTGCCACACCTACCGAACAGGCGGCAGAAGAAAACGCGCTTTGGTTGGCAACTTGTCAAGAATTGGTCAAAACTCTTCCGGGTTTAAGTTCAATCATTGACACACAGACGGGCGAAATCAAGGGCGGAACTGATGCGGTTTATGCTTATATTGACGCATGGGAAGAAGCACAGAAAGGCGTTGTCCTGCAAGGCGCACACGAACGCAAGCGCGGCGCATTAGAATCGAAGTTTGCAGAACTTCCGGGTCTTGAACTTGATATGACCGTTGCAGATTACCGCGTAAGAAAGGCGCGGGATCAGCTGAACGGTCTGTTGCAGAAATACGGAATTGACAAAGACGCGGACAGTATCGGCAATTTCCTTCCAAATTCCGCATACGCTACAGATACGCTTGGCCTTGATACAGACGCGGCGGAAACACTTTCAAAAGAAATCGCATATTACACAACCTTGAAAGGCAACGCGGCGGAAGCAACAAAAGCATATCAAACGCAGAAAGAAGCATATGACGAAGCAGTTACCGCGTATGAGGAAGAAGGCAAAGCACTAAAGGAAACCTATTCGGAAGCCATTGACGCGGTTGACGCTTGGACAGAGGAACAGCAGGCGGCGGGCGCGGCGGCGGTTGAAGCGTTTGACGAAGCGTTGAAGGCCGTAGACGAATATTACACAAAAGTTCGTGAAGGAACTGCGAAGGATGTAGACAAAGCGTTTGGCGGGTTCAAAGAGATAAAAAAAGCGTCCGAAACTTACAAGGAAGCCGCGAACGCCGCTGAAGAATATTCAAAAAAACTTGAAGAAGCACGGAAGAAAGGGAAAAACTCCCTTACAGACGAGGAAATCAGACTTCAGGCGGACGCGAAAAACAAGCAGATCACGGCGGAAGGGATGAAAAACGCCCTTCAATCGCAAGTTGATTATATTGCTGAATATCAGGAAAACCTGAAGGCCGTCAAAGAAACCGGGTTGATTAGTGACGAAATTCTTGCAGAACTGTCTGACGGTTCGGAAGAATCTGCACAATATCTGTATGCAATGGCGGAAGCCGCAAAGAGTGGTGACACGGCAACCCTTGGGGAAATCAACGAACTTTGGAAACAAGCACAATCAGGAAAAGAAACGTTCATTGATACCCTGACACAACAGCGTTTGGCTGTTGATGAACAATATGATGCAATGGTTAAAAAGGCCGAGGAAGCGGCGGCGGCGTTGGATGTTAGCGGAACAGCGGGAGAATCAACAGGGAAGAATATAACCGCAATGGCTAACGCGATCAAGGATCATGTCCCGGAAGTTGCGGAACAGGTTGATTCTGTTCTTGGAGAATTGAACCGCCTTGCCGCGTGGGGTGTTGACATCAATGTTTCGTTTGGGGCATCAGGCGGGGACACTTTTATGAAACCCGGAAGCGGAATCGGCGCGGACAATGTTATTCAAGGCGAATATGAAACAGGTTTGGATCGCGTCCCCTTCGATGGGTTTTTAGCGTCTTTGCACGAAGGCGAAGGCATCCTCACGGCAGAAGAAAACCGCATTTGGCAACGGTTCAAGGCGGGTCAACCCGGGATGGACTATGACACACTTGGCGGCGTCATGCGCGACAACATAAAACCCGGCGGCAATGTCTACCTTGACGGGCGGCAGGTTGGCTCGGTCATTTCGCAGATTCAGGGGAATCAGTATCGGACAATGCAAAGGAGTGGTTGGCAAGGATGATTATTTTCAACGGGGTTGACCTTGAAGAAATCGCACCCGTGAAGATTGATGACATTCGGGTCAGCCCGATACAAACAACGCCCGTTGCACGTCAACGGGTCGGATTTGGTCAGGATTTCGTCCGCATGAACGGGGGAAACAGGACGATCACGGTGACGTTCGCATTGCTGATTCAGAACCGTGAAGAACGGTTTGAAGCATTGCAGGCTATTGTTGAATGGGCGAAACCGTATGAAGAACATACTTTGAACCTTCCCATGTATCCGGGAAAGCACTTTGACGTTCGTTGCACGGGTTATCCTGAACCTTCATACCGCCAATGGTGGGAATCAAAATTGCGCCTTGTCTTCACAACGTATGACAACCCCTTCCTGACGTCTGACGATGAAATCAACGCACAATGCGGTCTTCCCTTTTCAATCGGCGGAACTGCGCCGCCCCTGATAAAGATAACGCGGAAACTGACGGCAAAGGTCGCGGATCAGACGTATTCCGCGAACGGGCGGTCAATGTCATTTTCACAGATTCCCGCCGGGAACATGACGATTGACCTGAACAAACACACCGCAGACGTCAGCGGGACGTCAATCATGCGGTATTTCAGCCAAACGTCCCGATTCATTGAACCCGTGACGGGGAACATCACGATTTCAGGAACGGGGTCGATTGCCTACCGTGAAAGGTGGGTCTGATTATGGATTTCACATTTTTGAAAAACGGAACGGTTGCATTTTCCCGGAATGACGCAGAACAGGCCGAATGGACGCAGGAAGAATTTTCTTTGATGTGTACATTCCCATACATCCCGCAGAAAACCATTGAACGCGGGATGACGGTTCTGTTTGCTGACCCGGCAACGGGCGCGGTTCAGGCGTATGAAGTCCGAAACTGCACGGTTTTTTCCGGGGAAGCATATCAGCAATTCACGGCGGAAGATATTGCTATCGCGGAACTGACGGATTGCCACATTTCCGGGGATATTGAACTGACAGACGTTTCCGCAAAGGCCGCGCTGACCCGCGTCCTTTCCGGGACGGGTTGGGCGGTCGGAACAGACAGTTCAACCGTGAAATCGTCCGGGGACATTGGGCGCGGTTCGGTTTGGGAAGCTGTCACAGCAATTCGCGGGAATTGGAATATTTATGTCCTGCCCCGGGTGACGGTCAGTTCGACCGGGATCACGGGCAGATATTTGGATATTCTGCCGCCTGAAGGCGTTTTCCGTGGCCTGCGGATTGCGATTGACAAAAACGTCACCGACCCTTGCGTCACTTATGATGATTCCGAACTTTATACTGCATTATATGCGTATGGCGCAAGCTACACCGAAGGTGATTCCCCTGAAAAGCAGACCACAAAGGAAACAAGCATTGCAGGCGTGACATGGTCAAAGACAAGTTCACACCCGGCAAAACCTGCGGGGCAAAAATTCCTTGAATGGCCTGAAAAAACCGCCTTGTACGGACGAAACGGAAAAGCGCGGTTCGGGTATTATCAGAACACCGCAATCAAAGACCCGAACATCCTGATTCAAAAGACGTGGCAGGCATTACAGAATTGTTCTGACCCCAAAATCAGCATTACAGGAACGGTGACAGACCTGCGGCGTTTGGGGTACGCTGACGAACCCCTGCGATTATATGACCAGGCCATCGTTGACCTTGGGGACGTTCAGTTTTACAAACAGATTATCAAACTGACGGTCAACCTGCTTGACCCGACAGGCAACAGCCCGACAATCGGTGATTATATCCCGAACATAATTTATATAAACCGTGAAACGGAAGATTTTGCCACGGGCGGCGGGAAGGGCGTCAGCACCCGTGGCGGCGGTGGCGGCGGTCGCACCCGTTCAGCCAAAGAAAAGGGCGAGTTTGAAACTGACATTCTTCAGAATGAGAGGAACATAATCCTTGAAGCCCGTCAGGTTGACGAAAACCGTCAGGTCATCAAGGCCGCAGGCATGAAGATTGACCCAATCACGGGCGTGATCATTTACGCGGAAGACGTCCCGAACGGCATTGGATCGAATTTCAAGGTTCAATCAAACGCAATCACGGCGGAAGTCAATTCCCGGAAATCCGAAGACGAGCAATTGCGCGGCCTGATTCGCGTTCAGGCGAACAAGATTTCACTTGTTGTCACGGAACGCGATGGGCGTCAGGTTGTGAACACGGCTTCAATTGTTGCGGGGATAAACAAGGATCACGGAAGTTATATCAAACTTTCCGCCGATTGCGTTGACCTTGGAAATTACGCAACGGTCGGAGAACTGAACGCACAAAAAGCGAGAGTTGACAACCTTATCAGCGGACATACAACATTTGATTCGTTGGTTGCGTCAAGTGCGTCCCTTGGCGGGAGCGGCGGCGGGTCTGTCAGGATTTACGGAAACACCGTCAGGATTTACACCGTGAAAGACACGGCAGGAACAACACGCTATGTTTACGGGTACGCATAAGGGGGACGGCATGAAGGAAAAAATCGAAAGCGTATTCAATGCGCTTCAGGAATTGGACGTCAAGCCGACCCCACACAACGTTTCCATTTTGAACGTGGTTTTTGAAATACTGCGGGGAATCTATCAGGAAATGGGGGAAAAAGAAAATGCCGAATGATTATTCCGCGTTGGTTTTCGCGGACGGAACAAAGATTGAAGGCGCGTCCTGTGGATATGCTGAAGGAAACCTTTGGTGTTGGGTCAGCGGATTGACCATGATTCAGGCGGCACAGGTGTTCCTTGATTCAGCGAAAACGGACATGATCACATTTCAGCACGGTGATTCCGAAGACGTTTTTGAAGGTTTCCGGGAATGTGTGAACCTGTTCATCAACGGGGACGGTCAGATTTCCGCCTGCCTGCAAAGGGGGAATGTGAATGTATAACGTTCAGGATTATGTCATCACCCTTTCCCGGGGTGATACGGGCGCATTAAAGGTCACCGCGACCGCGACCCTTGAAGGTGAACCCTTCACATTCGGGGAAAATGACCGGGCGTTGTTCAGCATTAAGAACGCAAACGGTGAAATCATCATGCAGAAAATCTGCCCGATGACGGACAATGCGTTCACGGTTGTGTTCCTGAACGCCGACACGGATTCCCTTTCCCCGGGTTCGTATTCATGGGATGTTCGCTATGTAATTCACCCGTATTATGACGATTCGGGGAAAATGGTTGACGGGGATCAGGTATTGACGCCCCGGACGCCAATGTCAATGAACCTGCTGACGGTTGTCGGTGACGTGTAAAAGGGGGAAACAGAATGAGTGAATTAAACAACACACCCGTTGACGGAATCCCGGAAGTGACGTTTGAAGTTGAGGTTTCAAACGTTGTTCAGACGCCCGTTGACGATACCCTGTCAATTGCGGGGATGGCGGCAGACGCCAAAGCAACCGGGGACGCCATTGACGCGGCAAAGAACGAACTTCAGGAAGAAATTGACGCCATTGACACGGACGTTTCCGGGGTGTATGGCAGAATGTTCCCGGTCGGGTCAATCTATGTTTCAACGTCCGCAACCGCGCCGACCTTCGGGGAATCCAATTGGAATTGGCAGGAAATCCTGATGCCCGTGACCTACGGGGATTTGATGAGTGGCGCACGGGATTACACAGCTGTCGGAACGGAAACCCCCGGAACGGTTCATTTTTGGCTTCGCATAGCTGACACGGAGGTGAGCGCATGAGCATTTTAACACCCTTTTTTAACCTGTTTAAGGTGCAGAAACCCGATCCCTATGACATTGCCCATTTCAACGATAATATGGACATAATCGACACGGAATTGCACCGTCCGCCGCTGACCGTGAACGAAATTGAACCCGACCCGGAAACCCGGAACATTCCGATCACAACCGTTCCACTTGCGGACAACCTGACGTCTGATGAAGCGCAGATCAACAGCGGGACGTTTATTGCACGGACGTCAGGCGGTGAAGCGTCCATTGAAGACGGTACTGCATGGCTGTCTGAAATCCGTGGCGGCATGGTCAAAAACGGATATGTCCCTGAAAGTATTCAGCCTACATACCCGGAAAACCTTGAAGTATCCATTGACCGTGACACTTTTGTCGCGTATGTTGACAGTTCGCAGACGATCACCCTGACATTTACGTCTTCTTGGAGTGCAGACCCGGCGTTGTACGGGGTCACAGTTGAAGGAACGCCCGTCAACGGGGATCAGATCGTCATTGTCTATGTGAAGGAAAACCGGGGAACAATCACCGTTGCAACGCCAACGTCCTTTGTATCAACGGGTTGGAATCTGTACAACCACGCGGCGGGTTATGCCCGGGTGGTCAATTATTCCACAGAATACGGGTTCATGATTTCGGGGACGTATACACAACTGACCTTCTCCCCCACCCTGACCGGGGCGCAGGTTGCAATCACGCCTGTTGACGGTTATTTCACCGTTCCTTCTGACGGGTTCGTGTTTGTTTCGGGCGGGAACAATACTGATACTGAAATTTGGATGACATGGTTAGATTGGACGGAAGAAGCAAACGGGGGCGTGTTTGAAGCATACACGCAGACGGAAATTGACCTGTCCGGGGTCATGGTTGATTTCCCTGACGGCCTGATGCGGGTCGGTACTGTATACGATGAGATCAACCTGAACACAGGCCGCGCATATAGCCGGGTCGAAAAACTTCAGTATACACAGCAAAACCTTGATGACGTCATTGCGTCCGGGGTTGCCTATGATACGGATACATATTTCATTTATGCCGCCCGGATTGCGCCGATCACCTATCAGATTGAACTTGACGGCAAATACACCGTTTCGGATCACGGCATGGAAATTTTCCTTGGCACGAACGCACCCGTGACAGCTTCGTCCCTGTACGGCAATGATCTGAAAGGGAAATTGCGGCGGGATGTTCTGACCATTAGTCAGCAGACATTGACGGAATCGCAGAAAGCACAAGTGAAACAAAATCTTGGTATAAGTCAAGAAGCAGACGAATTTCATGCGGGTGATACATTCAATTTACCGGATCAATATTGGTTCGGAGTTGGAAACCAGAATGGTTCTGGCTCGTTGTATGTAACTCTACCAAAACCAATTGGTTCTGATGTAACAACCGTCAAGTATACAAAAACATCTGCAAGTAATTACGGCATAAAACAAGACGGTTCATGGGTGCAGAGTATTACCCTGACAAATGAAACAACAAGTTTTTTTGCCAATAAGGTGACTTTTACGTGTAACGCATCAGGAATTACTAATAACCAAACCTTCGGGTTTTTACTGCGAGAAGGTTATCTTACATTTGAATAAGAGGAGGGGACGCGCATGACAATTGACGAACTGAAGGCGGCACTTGAACGCATCCCGAAAACGGGCGCAATCAACAAGGCGCGGCGTCTGCAGATTCAGCGCAGAATCTTTGAACTGCTGAAGGAAACCGGGGATTGATTCCCCGGTTCTTCCTTTGAAAGGGGGATTCTATGCCCACAACGGTTGACAAGTATCTTCAAGGCTGTCAGAAGATCGTTGACGCCAAACCGAAATATAAACTTGGCGCATCTGACCTGAACGAATGTGATTGTATCGGAATGGACAAATACGCCTTCCGTCAGGCAGGGGTCAGTCTTGCAACGTCAGGAACAAACTATTCCGCCCGGAAGCAGGTCAAAAACCTGCGTCCATTGGTCGGAACGGGTGACCTGTCTGTCGGGGATGTTGTCTTCAAGGCAAACCCGCCGGGATCACCGAAAAACGAACTGCCTGCACGGTATAAACAGGGCGGCAAGGATTACAACGGAGATTTGAACGATTATTACCATATCGGCACGGTCGGAAGCGTTTACCCGCTGAAAATCCTGCACATGACGTCACCAACGTCAAAGGTTGACACTTCTATCAAGAATTGGGGATATGTGGCGGAATGGAAAGAAAATTACATTCGGCCTGAAATAAAACCCGAACCTGAACCAACCCCTGAACCCGAACCGACACCCGAACCTGAACCCGAACCGATTCCCGAACCCGAAACAGCGGTTGCTTGGTCAGAAAACGGAAAGCCCGTCAACCTGCGGAAACGTCCGTCCCGGGCGGCGGCATTGGTTGACCGCGTCCCCTGCGGGGATACCGTGACCCTGATTGCGCCTGACGTTGAATGGTGTTTGGTGCAATGGAAAAACAAAACGGGATACATGATGACGGAATTTTTGATCATGCCTGAAGAAACGCTTTACATGGTCGAAATCCCCCACCTGACCTATGATCAGGCCGAAGCGTTAAAGGCTATGTATCCGGGTGCTGAAGCGTTTGAAGAAAGGGGGTGACGGGCTTGTCAATCGAAACCATTGTTGCAATAACTGTTCCGCTGATTGCGCTTGCGTTTACTGCCATGACCTTCAGGCGGAATGAACAGAAGGACACTTCAGCGGAAGCAACAGAACGGGCAACCCTGACCGCAGACGTCAAATACATTCGGTCAAGCATTGATGAAATGAAGGTCGAAAATAAAAGTATTCAGCGGGATGTTTCGGAAATCAGCAAGAAGGTTATTGAAATCGAAGCGTCCGCTAAATCCGCACACAAGCGGATTGACGATTTGATGAAAGGACATGAATGAAATGAAAAAACTGCTTCTTTGTGTGGTTCTCTTTGTTATGGTTCTTCCCTGCTTCGCCATCGCGGAAGAAGTCGCGGTTGAAGTCGCGGCTTCCGTGGTTGAATCCGAAATCCCGACACAGCCATTCAGTTGGGAACAGCTTGCCACGATTGCCGGGGCGGCACTTGCCACAATGCTGATTGTTCAGCTTTTGAAACTGCCGCTTGACAAGGTTTGGAAAATCCCGACCCGGATCATTGTTTTCCTGATTGCGGCGGTGGTTATGCTGTTGGCAACCTACTTCACGCAGGGCTTAACATGGAATACCGCCCTTCTGACGCTGATGAACGCGGTTGTTGCCGCGCTGACCGCAATGGGCGGGTATGAACTCACCTTTGCCAAACTTGACGCAAAAAAGGCCATAAAAACCGAATAAAAGGCACACCTTCCCCGGGCTTTGACCCGGGGATTTTTTTTATTTCGCGGAAAAAAGTTGTTGACATTGTGCAGATAATGTTATACAATGGTCATGAAATCAGGGGCATGACCCCGGAAAATGGAGGGCTAATCAAGATGAAGAAGGTTATCGGAACTTGCGGGAAAACCGAAAAAAACATTGTCTATTGGGTCGAAGGCGAATATATCGCAATTCCCGCCGCAAACGTCACGATTGTAACGTACACCCGCGACCGCAACGAAGCGTTGGCAATCTGCCGCCGCAATCTGCTGAACTTCGTTGAAGCATAATTTGACACCGACAGACAGGGGGCGGACGCCGCCCCTTGTAGTCGATGCCAAAGGCATCAGAAACGGAGGGCTTACATGAAACGGTATTTTCGGAGCATTTACGGGGCAACAGCTTCCATTCAGACGCACAGGGACGGAACAGCAACCCTGACCGTGTACTGCGGCGGGAAGCGCACCCGGAAGACCTACAACACGGAACGCGGCGCACGGGTCGCGCTTGGCAGATGGTCGGATGATTGGACAGAAAGGAAGGGCTGACATGGGTTTTCAATACGAATGGTGGACGGTTGACGTTCTGCTTGGCGTTGGACGGATGACCGCAGAGTTCAAGGCACGGGACAAGGAACACGTCATCAAACAGATCAAACGGGAAGTTGAAAAATCCAACAGCCCGGAAAACCTTGCGAAACCGTGGTATGAAATGGAACAGCCAATCAAGGAAGTTTATTGGGAAACGCTGAAACTTGACCGGGTTGGTTATCAGCGGGAATTTTAAGGGGGGCGCGAATATGTCAAAGTGGCACAGGACGGCGGAAGGGTACATGACAAACCATTATTACACGAACAAAAGCACCCTGAAGCGCGGGAATTGCGGTTGGTGTTACATTGAACGCACGTTGAAGCGCAGTTTCCCCACGTTGGAAGCGGCGCAGAAATTTGCCAAAGGCAAGTGCCTGCGCTACGGGGACATTTTCAAAAGCAAGGGGAAGTTCGTTGTCGAATGGATCAAAATAATCCCTGATCAATACGGGGAAAAATGGGAACACATTGAAGAATGACCGGGGATCACTTCCCCGGCCTTTTTCAGGAATTTGAAATTTGTTGTTGACATTGTGCAGACAATGTGTTAGAATAAGACGAACCCGGAAACCGGGTATCCTGAATTGGAGGGCTAACAGAATGACGATCAAAGAAATGCTTCAGAAGAAATACACGGAACTGCAAAGCCTGCACAATCCCGTTTGGTGGGCGAACGCGAAGTATTACGCAGAAGCAAAGAAAATGACGCTTGAAAAGTATTGTTTCCTGTCCCTTGAGATCACGGTCAAGGACATCAAGGAAAATGGCGGATACAACGGGGAATTGTGGCGTGAGATTGAAACCGCCCACGCAAACAAACTGTTGGCAAGCAACGCCCATAGGCAGGACGCCCGGACGATGACAAAATATTGGTTGACAAATAAGGGTTACAAAGCAATCGTTGGTTGATGCAGACAACCGGGGACGCACGTCCCGCCCCCGGATGCCTGCACCAAGCAGGAGAAAGGAAGGGCTGACACATGACCATGAAGGAAAGGATCAAGGTTCACGTTCAGATCGAACGGGAGAACCGCCGCAAGGTCGAAGAATGGAAGAAAGGGGGAAAAGCCGCATGAGGACGTTCAAGTATATCGAAGCTGAACGCATGGGTTCACAACACAACCCGATGATTCCCGGTTGGCGTGTTGAGTTGGGGACGGGCAAAGACGGCAAAGAATGGCTTTGCAAAATCACTCCGACAGACACCCTGACGCACATTCGGTGGAATGTGGACTTCGACACGCCTGACGAATGGATGGCGCACGGGTATGATGTAGACCCGAACGATGACGGGTGGAGCATCCCGTTCCATCGGACGGAAGTCTTGTATGCAAAGGATTATCACGAAGCGGCGCGGAAGTATTATCACAGGGTCAAAGCTGAATACAAGGATATTCACAAGACCATTGAAGCGTTCTGCGACCTGCACGGCATAAAGTGACCGACACACCGCGCCGGGGCGGTATATCCCCGGCCTTTGGAGGTTTTATGACGGAATACACAGGCAACTTCTTCACGGTCGAAAACTGCGCCGTGTTCAACGGGGCAACCGTGAACGTTCTTGAATACCGCGACCCGGACGGCGGAAGACACGGGACGTGCTTCAGGTGCGGGAAACCCCTGCGGCGGCATTGGTGGACGGTGCAGACCGCAGACAATGACGCGGTATATTGTGACATTGGCGCGGAGTGCGTCAAGAAACTGAAATGAAAGGAAGGATTCCATGAAACGCAGAGTGAATAATATTCATTTGAGTTGTGTGACAAGCCTGATTCCCGGATTCACGAAGATCATTGTTGAAGATCGGAAGGCGTCCGAAATCTACATGGACGATTCACCGAATACCCGGAAATGGGAAGGGCTTGCAAAGGACTTCTACAACGCCCCGGATGAAATCCGATATAAATGGGGCATGACCCGCCTGTACAAGGTCGAACCGAAACCTGACGGCCTGCTGTTAGTGATTTGCACACAGTATGAACCGTATTGACGGAAATTGGTACAATGTACGAAGGAAAGAAGGTGTAATAATGCCAAGGAAGAAAAGCGGCCTGTTTGATCAACGGGAGTATGTCAACAGGTATCACAGGGAATCAATCGTCAGGAAGAACGTGACCTTTAACAAGGGCAAGCCTGAAGACATGGAATTGCTTGCGTGGGCGGTGAATCACCCTGAAGGATTCGTTGCCTATGTGAAGCGGCTGATCAGGGAAGACATGGAAGGATGTGATTTCAATGACAAATGACAGGATCAAAAAGGCGTTGGATTGCATAAACAGTAATAAACTTCACAATTGGGGCTTGAATATTGAGTGTAAGTTTTGCCCGTATGGTCAAGTGATTCGATTGAATGACACAGATATTCTTGAAAATAGAATTTGCGACAAAGAACAAATCATTGCTGATGCAAAAAAAGCGGGGTTGATCAGTACCGACACAGAGAAAGCATGAACCCTGACCTGAACCCGAATTGAACCCCGAAAGGGGTTCTTTTTTTCGTTTTTTTTTCGTCTGCGATTGCAAAACAAAAGCCCCTGAAACGGTTACATTTCAAGGGCTTTCGGTGTGGCTCAAATAGGACTCGAACCTATGACACTCCGGGTATGAAGCGGAACGTAACAGGAACGTCAACCTGTTGATTTTCCTGCGGTCTGAACGGGTTCATTTTTTTCCTGAACCCCGTTTTGAACCCGATTCAGCAGGTTTTCGACCTTTTGACGTTCCTGCGCTGACCTGTCTTCCGACACAGAATCATACACTTTCAGAATCATCTGTGCATCCGCGTGACCCATCCATTTTCGGCAGGTGTTCATTTCGACCCCGGCGTCACGGCAGATGTTCGCGCAGAACGCATGACGCAGGGTATAAGGCACAATGTCGAACGATTCCCATTCGGGAAGCTGTTCCCCGGCGTCAATCATGGCCTTGTGTTCTTTTGTCCGCCCGTACCACCTTTTTTGAATCCCGTTGATTGCGGTTTCCATGCTGAAGACATAACTGCGCCAAAGCACCCGCCATGTTGTATGTGTGACGGGCTGACCGTGCGCGGACGTCACAAGCAACCCGTGTTTGCCCGTCAGGGCGGTTTTCAGCGGCGGGAACAGCGGGATTGTTCTGTTGCTCCATTCCGTTTTTCCCGCGCCCGTATGGACGTATTTTTGCCCGTTGTCGGGGTCATTGTGCGCCGTCTGCCTGATTGTGATTGTGTTGTTGATGAAATCAACGTCACGGTCAATGTCAAGGGCTTTGGATTCCTGCGGTCTGATCCCGGCGTAAAGCATAGCCATGACAACAGGCCACGCGCGGTGATCGGTGCAAAGGTGTTCAATCTGCCACCGTTCCCGGGGCGTCAGGACGCGGTCTGCGGGTCTTGACCCCTTGTGCGGTTTGGCGGTCTTGTCCCGCGCCGGGTTCGACCTGCACAGGCCGTCAGCAACCGCAGAATCAAACAGCGAACAGAACAATTGATGCGCTGATTTGATGTAGCTGTTTGAAAGCCCGGAATAATGTTCGGAATATACCTGCTTCAGATCGGACGGGACGATTTCCGAAATCCGTTTGCTTCCTATTGTATCGACAAGGTGTTGCAGGTGAACTGCCAAACCCGCATAGGTTGACGGCGCAACCGCAGGAAATGACCGTTTCAACCACGGCAACGAATAGTCCGTCACCGTTGTCAGGTGTGACAGGCCGTATTTCTGCGCCCTGATATATTCTTCCCGGGCGGCAAATGCTTCTTCCGGGGTGTTCCCGTAAAACTGCAAATCATGATATTTGCACCTGAACCGACCGTCAGAACGCTTTTTCAGGGTTGGTTTCTTTTGACGCGGCATGGTCAATCACCTATCAGGAAATTGTATTTCCCTTTTTCCTTCTCAACCTGAAAATATACGCCTGACACCGTTGCGCCTGTGTGTTTTCCTTCTTCTTCCGTTTTTGCCATAAGATAATACAGAAGAAGCTGACCCCCGTTGTGTGCTATGTTTTTAGATTCTGCGTCAAACTCCGCAAGTGTGGCAAGCGAATACGCAAGAAATGCGTCACCGTCCCCCGTGATCATGGCGAACGCAATTTTCCCGTTCGCAATCCTGAACGTGATTGTGCATCCATCCTGAATGAATCTGATGTAATCATCCCGGACGTCCCCTTCGGATTCTTTGACTTCATGCGCCCCGAAAAGTTCCGCATGGATATTGAAATTCTCAAAATCCGTTGCAAACGCGGCAGGAACAACCAACAGGCAGACAATCAGAACACAGATGAACCTTTTCATTTTCAATACCTCCCATTCAATCAAAAATGCGGGTATAACCGACCGCAAGACCATGAATGATAATTTCCCCGTCCTGATTGTTCGGAACGAAAATGGGCGGGAAATTGGCGTTGTCTGCGGTCAACAGCAGGCCGTCCCGTTGCGGGTAGACGTGTTTCAGGGTTGTTTCCCCGTTCACGCTGACGGCGGCAATCTGCCCCGGTTCGACTTCAGGCTGTTGGCGGATCAGGACAAGATCACCGTCCTGAAAGGTCGGGAACATAGAATCCCCTTTGCACCGCAGGGCGAAATCCGCCCGGACGCCTTCCGGCAGGTCTGCATACCCTTCCGGGTTGGTATCAGGCGTCACCCGTTCGCCGCAAGCTATGTTCCCGATGATCGGCACAGCATTCCGTTTCATGGGCAAAAGCGGCGGAGAATACCCAAGGATTGTGCCAACGTCAACATTGAATATCTGTGACAGCTTCCGCAGACGTTCGCCGGAAGGGTCTTTCTTCCCGTGTTCCCATTCGCTGACCGTTGGCCTTGCTACACCCGCAAGGATGGCAAGTTCTTTCTGTTGCATACCCGCACGGATTCTCAGTTCTTTGACGATATTCATTGTGTTAGCCCCCCTTTGAAAATATGATAACATCCCCGTCAGCTAACAAAAAGCGAAAAAAGGTAGCTTTCAGCAAATTTGTTGTTGACAGGTAGCTAATGTTAGCATATAATGTAGCAGGATGGCAAAAGATAGCTACAAGCTAACAGAATTGAAAGGGGGTGCGAACTTGAACAAGTTTGAGAACCGAATCCGGGAAATCCGTATTTCTCGCGGAATCGGTCTGAACGAACTTGCCCGGAAGGTCGGTATCAGCGGGGCTTACCTTTGCGATATTGAAAAAGGGAACAGGCGCGGAAGTTCTGCGGTAATCGGGCGAATTGCCGAAGTCCTTGAAGTGAATCCGCCCGACCTGCTCCCGTATGAAAGTCGGTGGGCAACCTGATGGAACAGCTTGCAACGGTCAAGTTCGTCCGGGATCGGTACGGGTGCAGTACACCAACCGCCCGCAAATACCTGCGGCAATGCGTCCCGCACATGGAAAACCCCTGTTGCGCGACAATGACGGCCTTCAGGGAATGGGAAGACAGGCGGACGGTGATCCCGGCGGAAGGTCGGCGGCGTGAAATCCTGTACAAGGCAAAAACGGGGCGGGTCATCGTCCCACGGAAACGGGAGGGCTAACAATGGAAACCACATTTGAACGGGAATTTGACAAGGCTGTCGATCGGCTGTGGGAAGAACAGACCGCCCCGGCGGTTGACGGGGAAACCCTGCGTCAGGCGGGACGTTCCCTGCGGTTGGCGGCAGAAGACCTTGACACGTCCGCCGATTGGGTCAACGAAGCGCGGGAAGACCTGAAGGATACGATCCTTTATGACCGGGTCGCGTCCATCCTGAACGAAATGGAAGATATGCTTTCGACCATCAAGACCATGTCTGAAAACTATGAAAGGGGGATTGCAAAATGAAAAGCAGGTATTGCACCAACCCGGCGGTATACGGTCGGATCGGTCGGCGGGTCACGCTGATTGAACGCATCAGGCGCAGATTCCGCAGGGCGGAACAGCCAGACCTGTTTCCAATTGTCGGGTATTATGCGCCGATTTACCCGGGAAAATAAAAACCCCGGACAAAGCCGGGGGCGGTGTAGGAAGGGCTAACAACCAAACACCTTAAACAGTATAGCACGGTTTAAGGGAACAAATCAATAGAAAGGGGAACAAAAATGAGCGAATTGCTGAATGAAATTGAACCTGCTGAAGAAGCAAAGGAAGGTTGGACTTGCGAAACGGATCAGGACGCCGAATGGTGCTTGCTTCAGATCAGACGGGCGAACGCAGAAAAGGAACGTTGGAAAGCGCATTACAAGGCCATGCTTGAAAGCATGACGGCGTCCTGCGATGAAACCATTTCCCGGATGGAAATGTTCCTGTACGGGTATTTTAAGACCGTACCGCACAAGCAGACGAAGACAGAGGAAAATTATCCCCTGCCTTCCGGGAAAATCATGATGAAGGCGCAGAACACGTCCTTTGACTATGAGGAATCCGAACTGATTGCATGGCTGAAGGAACACAAGGGCGGCAAGTTCATCAAGACCAAAGAATCCGTTGATTGGGACGGCCTGAAATCCACCCTGACCGTTGTCGGGGACGCGGTTGCGGACGATGACGCACAGATTATTCCCTGCATTACGGCAGAAGAACATGAACCCGTTTTCAAGGTTCAGTTGAAGAAATGAAAGGAAGGGCTGACAACATGAAAAAGATTTATTCCGAACTTTCCCGGATTCAGCGGGAACTGAAAGCACCAAAGAACCTGTTCAACAAGTTCGGGAATTATCACTATCGGAACGCTGAAGGAATCCTTGAAGCTGTGAAACCCCTGCTGAACGGGTATGTCATTTTGATCAATGACGAACCCGTCATGATCGGTGACCGTTTCTACATCAAGGCCACCGTGACCCTGACGGACGGTGAAGAAAGCATTTCGTCCGTTGCATTTGCCCGGGAAGACAAGGAAAAGAAGGGCATGGACGGAAGCCAACTGACCGGGGCGTGTAGCACATACGCCAGGAAATACGCTCTGAACGCCCTGCTGATGATTGATGATTCAAAGGATTCGGATGACGATTCCCTTTCCCCGAAGAACCCGGCGAATCAGGAAGAACCGCAGGAAGAACGGCAGTTCACGCCGCCGCCTGCGGCGCAGGGAACGGTCAACAAGGTCGGAAATGTTCCGCCGCCTGCACCGCCGCAGAACCCGCCGCAGAACCCGCCGCAGAACGAACCTGAACCGCCGAAACCCGAACCGACCGAAGTTCAGATTTTCCTGCTGAAGGCCATGAAGGAACTGCGGGAAGAACGGAAGATCACGGTCAAGCAGAACAACGCACTTTTTGAAGATCAGAAGAACGCCCTTGTTGCCGCAGGGCTTGCGCCGAACAAAGCACTTGCAAAATACACCCTGCCTGAAGCTGAAGCCCTGATTGACGCCATGTACAAGAACTTTCCCCCGAAATCTGCGGAGATGATCAAGAAATGATTGGACGTTTGAAATCCGACCTGATGCGTCTTGCGGGTGGTGAATGGCTTGTATCCTTCACCACCCGGGACGATCCCCGGCAACTGATTGATTCGCTGAAGGATTGTGACGTCACGATTGACCTGAAGAAGTATAGCCCGAAGCGGAGCAAGGACGCGAACGCCTGTATGTGGAGTATTTGCGCTGACATTGGGAAGGCGTTGCGTCCCCCGGTCAGCAAAGAGGAAGTATACCGACAGGCAATCCGGGCGGTCGGGGTTTACACGGATGTGACGGTCTGCATTTGGGACGTTGACACGATCATCGGCAGATGGTCAACGCACGGTGACGGATGGGTCGCAGACGTCATAGATGACGCAGGAATCGGCAAGAAACGGTTGCACCTGTACTATGGTTCATCAACGTACACACGGGACGAAATGCGGGTTTTGTTGGATTGGCTGACGGATCAGGCCGAACAAATGCAAATACCGTTGAGATTGTCCCGGGAAGAAGAAGAAAGGTTGTTGGCACAATGGGGAAAAGCATCATGCAAACAGACCGCGCCTGCTACATCTGCGGCAGGATAGACGGACTCGAACTTCACCATGTGTTCGGCGGCGTGGCAAACAGGAAGATTTCTGAAACCTATGGTTTGTGCGTATATGTCTGCCACAAACACCACACCGACCCGAAAGAAGGGGTTCAGTACAACAAGGAAATGAACCTGAAGCTGAAACAGGACGCACAGCTTGCCTTTCAAAAGTATTACGGGCGTTCGCTGTGGATGCAGTTGTTCAGGAAAAATTATCTTGGAGATTGGGGGAAAGAAGATGAACGTTGCGGACGTGATCAACAGTTTCAGCCTGACGGCGGAACAGTTTGAAAAACTGACGAATCAGCAGTTTTCAATTCTCGCGTTTATATGCGCGAATGGAAGCATTACGCCGATGGACGCATATTCCGAATTATGGATAACGAAACTTGCAACCCGGATCAGCGAAATGAAGGCAATCGGTATTCGGTTCGATCAGGAATATGAAAGCCGGGAAAACATGTTCGGGAAAAAGGTTCGGTTCATGCGGTACAGAAAGGCGGCGTGACGATGAAGGACAAAAAGGGCGGGGTGTATGTCCCGATTTACCTTGATTGGTTGGAGGTCACGCAAGACCTGACAGCCGAAGAAAAGGGAAACCTGATTGACGCCGTCATTGCGTATGCGTCAGACCTTGAATATGAACATTTTCTGACGGGTGCAGTTCGGATTTGCTTCCGTTTCCTGAAGGGTCAGGTTGACAGAAACAGGGAACTTTCTGAAACACGGCGCAATGCACGGATGAACAAAGACGAACTTCCCGGAACAAATGAGAACAAAACGGAACAAAACGGAACAAACGTGAACAAAACGGAACAAAACGGAACAAAGTTGCCAAAAGAAAAAGATAAAGAAGAAGATAAAGAAAAAGATAAAAAGAGATTTGACCCGCCCACGTTGGACGAAGTGACCGCATACATGAAGGAAATCGGGTGTGACGTTGACCCGCGGTATTTCCTTGACTATCAGGAAGCCCGGAATTGGGTCTTGTCCAACGGGAAAAAGGCAAAGGATTGGAAGGCCGTAATCAGGACATGGAAGCACAACGATTTCAGACGGCCTGCAAGCACACCAAAACCCGTTGTCGCACAGAAATACGAACAGCGCGACTATGATGACGAACAGGAAGCCGCATTTCGGCGGATGTTAGGAACGGGGTGATTGAATGAAAGTGATTGTTCGGTTGGTTGTTTATATCCTGATTGTTTTCATTGCAATCGTTGTCCTGTGTTCTGCGATTGACGCACGGGCGGATTATTTCGTCCTTTGCAAACCGGGGTCGGAAATCAACGTCAGGGCAAAGGCAAAGTTGAAAAGCCCGGTCATTGCAACAGCGTTCTTCGGTCAGCGGATCGAAACGGACGGACAGGAAAAAAACGGATTCGTTCACGCGGTGAACCTGAACGCGGAAGCCTGCACGGGATGGATTTATAAAGGGCTGTTGGTTGAAAACGAACCGATTGCAACAGGCGGACGGGCGCAGGTGTTCGGGGCGGAACGCATTGCCTGCCGCAAGTATGCGGATGGAAAGGTCATCAGATGGGCGCAGGACGGGGAAACTGTCAACCTGTACGCCATCAGCGCGGATTGGTGCGTGACGGATCGCGGGTACATCAGAACTGATTTCCTGACCGTCAATGCGCCTGTGAACGGGGGTGATTGAATGAACAACGAAGATTTCATCAAGGAACAGCGGGAACGGATTCTGAAACGCCTGAAGATGACCCGCAGGAACGAAACCATTTGCCTGCGTGATTGGGAAGTCGAAATCCTGATTGAATGGATGAACGAACTGAAAGGAAGGAAAGAACATGAATAAACTGACTATCATCGGAAACCTTGTCCGTGATCCTGAACTGCGGACAACTTCACAGGGAATCAGCGTTTGCACGTTTACTGTTGCGGTAAACCGCAGGAACACCCGGGAAGGCCAACCTGAAGCGGATTTCTTCCGGGTCACGGCATGGCGTCAGTTGGGCGAAAACTGCGCGAAATACCTTGCGAAAGGTCGGAAGGTGTGTGTGGTCGGTTCTGTATCTGTCAGCACCTACACGGGCAATGACGGGGCAACGAAGGCCAACCTTGAAGTCACGGCGGATGACGTTGAATTTTTGTCCCCGAAGGATCAGGGATACACCCGGGCGGAACTTCCTGAAGGGGTATTCGATGACCAACTTCCTGTTTAAGGCGGTGAAACAATGAAACGGGAGAATCCCGCAAAGGTATTCCTGCGGCAGTACACGGGCGCGGTTGCACGGGTGAACGCATTGCAACGGGCAATTGATCAGGCAATGGAACGGGCGTTCAATATCAGCGTCACGCTGAAGGAAGTCAGGGTTATGTCATCCCCGGCGGAGCATGACCCAATGGCGGCGAACGTCTGCACGGCGGCGGATGCGTCTGAAATCCTGTATCAGGAAAAGGCAAAGGCAGACGCACTTTTGCGGGACATTCTCGCCGCGATTGATTCCGTCACAGATGAACGTCAGAAGGCCGTCCTGACCATGCGTTATGTGAACGGTGAACCGTTCCTGAAGATTTCAGAAGCGTTGTTTTTGTCTGAACCTGCTGTGTATATCGCACACGGTCGGGCGTTGTCGGCGGTCAATAAATGGTTGGAGGTTCGGAATGTTAGAAATCAGACCGATCACATTGCGTGACGCGAACCGATACGTTGCGGAAAACCACAG